TTACAGTGCTTTTCAAAGTTGGTGTTTAGAAAATAATGTAGATGCATTCAAAAAAGAATATGAAGAACTTAAAAAAGAATATGAAGAACTTAAAAAAGAATACTATTCTACAAGAGCATATTTTAATAATACACACGATAATATGAATAATGTTTGGCATTTTGGTAGAGAAATAAACAGAGAACACAACCATGCAACACCAAAACCAATAGAACTATGTTCAAGAGCAATAAAATCAAGTAGTAGAGAAAACGAATTGGTCCTTGACCTCTTCGGCGGTTCAGGTAGCACACTCATCGCCTGTGAACAACTTAACCGCTCCTGTTACATGATGGAACTTGACTTAAAATACTGTTCAGTTATCATAGAGAGGTGGGAGAAATTAACTGGAAATAAAGCCGAGAGGGTGGAGCATGGCGAATGAGGGAAACCTTATACCAATACGAACCAAGAGCAGAGCGAGAGAACTAGGGCGTAAGGGAGGACTAAGTAAATCACCTAAGAAAGCATGGGCTAATCGGTTAAATGCTATGAAGAAAAAAGGCCTAACAAACGAGAATTATAAGCGTATTGTTGCTTGGATGGAAGAACCTGAATCTTCTGCAATGGATATATTCCTCTATCTAGAATCGGTGAAGAAACACTGTAACAATGCCTCACAAATGAACGCAGTTGCCAATTCACAAATCAACTTAATGAAAGCTCACCATGGTGAGAAACATAAAGCTGAAATTGTCCATCACGTAATAAATTGGAGTGATATGTTTAAAGATGCCGAAATACGACCTAAAAAAGATAGTAAGTGATATGTTTGGAATTGCTTTATATGATTATCAATTAAAGTTTCTATATGATTGCATTCAACGTAAAAGGGTAGTTGGTGCATTTTGTAGGCAGACAGGGAAATCACTCACTATCTCAATCCTTGCAATCATTGAAGCTCTATCCAACCCTGGTGGCCATATTGTTATTGTTGGCCCAACAGATAGGCAAGCGGCGGAACTGTTTAACAAAGTCTTATCATTTGTGAAGAATACTAAGATTAGTGAAGAGATAGCTTCATTCACTCAGCGGCAAATGGTCACTAAAGCTGGATGTCGTATCTCAGCGTTTCCATGTGGGGATAGCGGAGACAATATCAGAGGAATGACTGCCAATGTGTTAATCATTGAAGAAGCTGCGTTTGTTAAGGATTCGATAGTTAATCAGGTATTAGTTCCAATGGTTGCGGCGACTGATGGGAAAATCATTAAGATATCAACTCCTTTCGGTCTGAACCATTTTTACCGTAGTTTCCAAGATGATCCGAATTATAAATCACATAGATATACGTGGGAAGATGCTGTAAGGGTCGAACATTTCACTAATGACTTTGTTGATGAACAACGATTGCAATGCTCATCATTACAATTTAAGACTGAGTATGAAGCACAGTTCATCCCCGATGAAGATGCTTATTTCAGTCACGAACTTATTGAATCGTGTGTTGCTGATTATAAGATGTTGGTGGAGACTTAGCATAGAAATGAAGACAGTTGAACTGTGGAGTGGAACAGAAAGCTTTTCCAAAGTAGCTAGAGAACTAGGGCATGAAACCTGGACTACAGATATAAACAGCATACATAATCCTGATTATGTCGGAGATATGCTACAACTTAGTACACAGCAGATAATCAAAGAAAGAGTAATGGAAGCAGGGATAGTATGGATGTCACCTGTCTGTAAAGGTTGGAGTTTATCTGCAGGGCATACTCATTGGACTGAGTTCAGACAGCCTAAAACACAAGTAGCCTTAGATAGTATGAACATGATGATGTTTGCAAGATACGTAGCTGACTTATGTGTAAAGCATAATAAGATATTCTTTATAGAAAATCCAAATGGTAGAGCAGTATGGATTCTGGATAATAAATATCTTAAAAGAGCATGGTATTGTAAATATGACGATAAACGAGCAAAGCCAACTAACATCTACACGAATTTAGATATAGAATTTTTGACCTGTTCTAATGGAAATAAAGATTGTCACCATGAATCAGCACCTAGAGGAAGCAAGACAGGAACTCAAGGGCTAAAGAATGATATAGAGAGATCCAGAATCCCTCCAAAATTATTTTATCATATCTTTAATACCCTTAATCCAAATAAGAGGAACATATCATGGAGATTGTCTTTATAAAAGATGTCAGAGTTGAAGATGAATAAAAAATTAAAAAAATCACTTGATATTGAAATAAATAAACTGGGGATACTAAACGTATTCTTCACGTTCATCATATAATACCATGGAGGGAAGCACAAAACAATGAGAAAAGCAATTTATTAACTCTTTGTAATAAGTGTCATAAAGATTAAGATGTCATATATATTGGGAGCTGACTTGGCTAGGATTTCTGTTTAGTTGATTCTATTCAGACCTAAGGGGGCAAGATAGTTCCTGCTACATAATCATTGAAGAGGGTGATGACGATAATCCACATAAAGTAGTATTTTGTAAGGAAGTTGCAAAGAACACTATGGATCAGGCGATTGACTATATTCTCTTCCTCCATAACAAGTTTAAGTTTAAGAAAATTATATGTGACTCAACAGGGTTAGGAGCTGGAGTTGTAGACGTATTAGCTAAACAACTAAACACTCCAAAAGATAAATCACAACATAACTATTCACAGAAGTATATTAGCCACGATATAGTTGTTGGCTTAACATTCACAGTGAGAACTAAAGAAGATATATTCTCTAATCTTAAACTGTTAATGGAACAGGGACAACTAAAGATACCGGATCATAAGAAGTTAATATTCCAATTGAAAGATTTTCGTTATGAAACAACTCCAGCAGGAAACATTAA